GGAACACAACGTAGCGGATTTGTCGCAAGAACAGGTCACGCTATTAAATCACGTAGCTGATCTTGAGAACAAGATTCGACAGATCAGCTTCAATCTGGATCAAGCGCATGGTGGTAGAAACCATTTCATGAGTTTGTTGACGGCGAGTTTTGAAACTCAGGCGGAGCCAGAAGCTAAGGAAGAGTCTGGCGGTTAAAATGTGGGAACGGACACTGCAAATCTTATACAAACCCTCGGATTTCCCGTTGTTGCAGCAGCAGCGGCGGGAATCTTTGGGTATAAGATCGTTTTTTATGTTTTACGCGACCTCTCTCAAGAGGTTAAAAACGTTTATGAGATAGTGGTGAAGTTAATCGACCGATTGAATGGACACGACAAGGAGACAAACAAGCTTGCAAGAGAGGTTGCGATGTTGCGTGTGGAGGTTGGTTCATTGTACAAGTGTTTGGGTGTGACGCCGAAGAAGCTGACGAAAGTTAAACCAGAAGAATGAAACGATTTTTGGCAATTATAGGGATTAGTGCGTTTGTTATTTGGGTAGGTGCGGGGTGTAAGTCATTGCCGGGAAACTTGGAGATAGACACGCCGTTTATTGACATAGAATACGAAGGAAACAAAGATGCCTAACGTTGGAGGAGTACAATATCCGTACACACCAGAAGGAATCGCCGCTGCCCAGCAAGCCCAGCGTCCGACACACGAGTCCCAGCGTTCGTCACCCAGTTGGTATGGTGGTGGTGGTAGTATGTTTGGCAACCTCACAGGTGGTGTTTCTATTCCATCTTTGCAGGATATGTTGAGATTCAGGGCATTGCAGGAAATGATGCAACAAGGGCAGCCAACATTTCGTGATGTTTCACATCGGCCTGAACAACCAGCGTTTAGTTCAGTTTCCCACTCACCCAATTATCCGCCAAGAGGCAGACCGAATATTCAGACTCCGCAACCCACATTTGCGTCTGTCTCTCATCGACCGCAACAGGGTGGCAATCGTGCAATAGGAAAACAGGGGCCGACATTTGCGCCAACCAGTTTAAATTATAATGCGATAAGTCCGGCAAACAGAATTGCTGGTAACATTGCGGCGGTAATGTCAGGCAGACCGGGGCCGAGTCCCGGCACAAATCCACACTTGAGTCAATCGGGTAGAATATCGAATCCTCCCGGTTATCAACCTAATCCTTACGGCCCAACTGGACAGTTGCGTCCGCCAAGACAACCAATACAAAAAAGAGGCTAAAATTATGCCATACAAGAAACGAGGAAAGAGACAACAGTTGCTTGACTTAGCTCGCAAAAGTCGCGAACGCGCTCAAGCAAAGCGTGCGGCTAAGACTAAGGCCGTCAGTCGTGCCAACCGTCTTATATCTGGAGCGCCGCCCAAGACAGCGGCCACAAAATCACCGGCAAGGAAAAGCCAACCACCGGCAAGGAAAAGCCAAGGTCGGGTAATTCCAAAAGATGTAACACGTCGAACTACTAAGCCAAGCGCTACTAAACCATTAACTAGAGCAGTTTCTGGAGCAGTTGCCGGAAGTCGAGCAGGAAAGCAGAAGGCCAAACCTGTTCAATTACGCCCGAAGGGTCGTGCTGGTGGTGGTATGCCGGGAGGTAGAAAAGGTTTTCTCGGTATTAAAAACTTAACAGCTGACAAGTATAAACAAGCGCGACTTCGTGCTGAAGGCAAGCGGATGGCCAGTGATCTTCCAATGAAAATTCCCGGCAGCATGAGTGTCAAGACTGCTGAGAAGATTGGAAAACCGCTGGAGTATGGTGGTGATGTACTTCTTCTGCTCACAGGCTTTCCGGGGTTTGCGAATTTCGCTCGCAAATACGGTGCGAAATCATTAGTAACTAAAAGTGGTGCAATAAAGGGTTGGATTAAAGACAAGCTTAAAGCCAAAAAGAATCCCTTTAAGGATTTGAGTGGTTCCAAGGGGAGGCAGGGATACAAAGAACCTATTGGGCCTTCAGCACCAAAACCCACACCAAAAGCCAAAGGCAAACAGCCGGATGCTCATGTAAAAGCTTACAAGAGGGATAAGGTTAAACAGGGTAGGCTTAAAGCAGAACAAAAGCGCAAAGAAGCGGTAGCTAGTGCAAAGCGGCAGCGGGAAGCAAGGCGCAAAGCTGAGGAACGTGCTGATAGCACTAAAACTGAAACGGGTTACGCACAACAAAGGATTGATGCAAGGGAGCGTTCCAGAAAAGCTGCAAGTCCAAAATTGCCAGCAACCAAAAAACCAGCTGCAAAAAAGAAAGCTGTAGAGAAATCAGTCCCGCCAGCTAAAAGATATCCTGTAAAAGAATATACTGATACGTGGAAAAAACAGCAAAAGAAGAAGGCTACTAAAAAGCGAGTCGAGCGTATGTATGGAAAGGATAACCAAAATCCTAAGCCGATTAAAAAAGCGGTTAAAAAAAGACGCCAAAGACAAAAGGGTGGTCAGCAGTTGGTTAAAAAGCCAGCTAAAAAGCCAACTAAAAAGCCAGCAGCCCCCGGCTCTGCTGCCTACAAGAAAGCTCAAAAAGCAATCGAAGAGGTGTATAAAAAGGCAGCTAAAAAGAAGAGGAAATGACCGAGAGGCAACAACTAGACGAGTTCACAAGAAGAATTTGTCATGCGGTTGAGTATTCCGAGCAGGAACTTGACTTGACTTTGGAGCAGATGATTGGTGTAATAGAAGTCGCCAAGCAAATGTTAGTTGAGCGATTTTTGCATGAACCTAGATGATTTAAAAGTCCTTGCGGCTTCGGCTTCGGGATTAGGAAACTGGTTACTTGAAATTGATATTTTATTAAAAGTTGCAATCAGTTTGGCAACACTATTGTATATTGTACTTAAGATACAGCAGCTATTAAAGAAACGATAATGAAAGCGTTAAAGGGTAAGAAAACATATGTGACGGCAGTCGGAGGTATTCTCGCGGCTGTGGGTGCTTATTTCTCTGGAGAGATGGAGATGGGCGTAATGATAAACGTGGTGATTACCTCGTTGTTGGCTGTCTTTCTGCGGAAAGGCGTGAAGAGCGACACGAATGGGGATAGTTAGGTTACTTGCATCCTTGTTTAAGGCCATACCGTCGTTGGAACGGTTGGTCTTTAGGCTTGCAGATGCCTTGAAGGAAGCCAATGCGAAGAATCGGCTGGAGGACAAGTTGGGCCATATTGATGCTCTTATTGATGGTGAGCGCGTGCAGCACTCCACGGTTGGAGGGCGTAAAGGAGTTAAGCCAGCATCCAGAGTTTCAAAGGGCAAGGGAAGCGGCACCAGAGTTCACAAGAGCCGCGTTAAGAAAAGTGGCAAAGCTGGAGTATGAAATTGAGCGGCGCTGATCGTGATGAGTTGCGGGATGACTTGGATGAATTGTTGGATGCCGTGCGGGAACTGAGACATGAGTTGGGTAGCGATAACAAAGAGGTCGAGTCAAGCGGCAAGTGCAATCGTAAAAAGAGCCGCAACAACGGTGGCGGCCATTACAAAAAGGGACAAGCCAACAGTCGTCGCAATCACTAAACGATGAGTGCTGAGTACATTATAGACAGGTTTGGGCGTAAGGTTGGCCTTAATGCGGGTGATTCCAACCAGCGTTATGTTATCCTCGACTTTCTCAACGAGGCGATGCAGTCAATATACGAACACATTGACATTCCCGGTTCCTTGGTTGAGGAGGAGTTCTATGTTGCGGGCAAGCAGCGGATAGCTTTAAGTCGTGATGTCCATGCGATTCGTGCGATGCGCGAGAAAGAGTCGAAGTTAACGTGGAGCATCAACAATCTTTTATCGGAGTACAACCAGAACAACTGGAGAAGTGACAGTCGTTGTTGGCGTGTTGTTGGTTATGAGCCGCTCAAGAAATCTTTATCCTCGGTAATCACGGGCGCACGGGGCAGTTCGGCAACAGGTTTGACGGTTCATTGGTTTGCGAACATTGATTCGACGGAGAAACTTGCAATAACATTTGAGACATCGGCGTCGGACAGGCAGACGATCACGGTTTGGCCCAATTATCCCGGCACAGCGGCAGCTTACACAACCACATCATCGCCGCACTCGATTGCGCTCACGCTTGATAACAACCGCACCATCACGAGCATCTTGGGCATGAGACGGTACGACACAAACAACGAGCGGTTTGGCGCACACGCACAGGATGATGGTGGTTTGGTCAGGTTAGTGGATACGGCGGACACATCAATTGTTTATTCCGAGATACCGCATGACGAGACAGAGGCGCGGTACATGATAGTGGATATTGCCGAGTTCCCGTGGGACGACACAGCCGCACAGGATGACTCGCACACTTTACAGGTCTTGTACAAGAAAAAGCTGAAGAACATCAAGAGCGACAACGATCCATTCCCGCTCTACGGCTTTGAGAACATCGTGATGCACAAGATGATGCAGTTGTTCATGGAGGAACAGGGTAAGTTGCAGGAGGCGATGGTTTATGATGGGAAAGTAACACGCGACTTGGGTCGCAAGATAGCTGATCTTGAACGTGGACAGGAACGCAAGATGCAATTCGGGCGTCACCCGCATGACAG